TACTGTCAGAAGTGGTGTAAAGAAGGTGGGCATAAGCTCATACAATATCTACCATCTATCAGACAGTCGAGGATCCATCATGAGATTGTAAGAGGTACAAGGTTACCTGTTGTACTCATTAGAGGTACAGCAATCTTCTACAATGATATGAGTGAGTACTCTACCACTAAGGTGTTTGGTGGTACTCTTTGGCCAGAGCATCATGCCGATAAGATAAATGGTACTCCTATTCGCACGTTAGAATGTGTCGATAAGACTATCATCTTTGTAGCCAAACCTATGGAGGTTATTAAGGAGGTCAATAAGATTTTCTCTTATGAGAGAGAAGATACTGATCAGGCTGCTGGTGGATATGGATTAAAGAAATGGGATAGTCAGACTATTGTTTTAGATGGTCAGATCATTAAGCAAGCATCTGGTATCTTTAACCTACTATACCATTGGGATAAGACACTGATGGCTAAGTTTAATAAGAAGACTTTTGAAGACTATGAGACAGTCCCAGCTGGAAATAATTATGTGAAGAAGAGAGGGTTTGAAGAAGGCAATAGTTTCGGTGAACCTGACACCCTTATGAAGTATATAAATGCTGCATTGAATGAAGACTTCGATGCTCTTAAGGGTTGTATGAAGTATAGGGTTGACGGATTGAAGAAAACTGTGGTAAAATAGTGCTATATATAAACAGTGCAACAACTGTTTATGGCTGACCAAATAGAGGATCTTCCTTTAGAGGAAGAGAAACATAAGGAAAAGGAAAAGAAAAGTCTACTTCAGAAGGCAAAGGATGCAATACTACCTGATGCCGACGAACAAGCTGCAATCATCTCCACAATGGTGAGGATTGGAGTGTTAGTTTGGAGTGGAGGAATCTTGACGTTAAATTATGTGACGATTCCAGGAATGGTACAGCAAAAAATTGATCCAACTTTCATAGCTTCAGTTTTTACTGGAGTTTTAGCGAGCTTCGGAATTCAGACAGCATCCAAGAAGGGTGATGGAACTATGAAGATGGAGAAAGGTGGTGGTAGTGGACCTAACGGCAACATATCTAAAGATGATATGGAGAAGTTGATTGAGAAAGCAACTCAAGCTGCACCTGCACAAACCATTAGAATTGAACAGGCACCTTTAGTGTTAACACCTCAACCACCAAGTAAACCTACAGCATAATAAAATCATGCAGAAAATTGTAAATGTCGTTGCTATTGCGTCTGGCGTTGTATCTCTTGCCGTTGTTGGCAGTGGGCTATTTGTATTTGTCAACCGAGATAAACTTGTTGATAACGTCAAGTCTCAAGTTATGGAAGCAGTTGTTGGAGCATTACCTCTCTCTATAGATAGTGCTTTACCTGACCTAACTGGTCCTGCACAAGCACCAGCAGCAGCACCTGCTGCAGGTCTAGAACTTCCCCAGTAGTGGCAAGTAAAGATCAGCAAAGTGTTGATGGTGAGGAAACTAGGGAAGAGAGGATAGAAAGAGCGTTAAGCATCCTTCTAGAATCTCTTCACAAACCTGATCATCAACTAAGAAGTTGTGCTCACAATCAGAAATGTTATCATGAGCTGATGATGGTACGTAATCATGTGCTAGACTATCTACATAAGTTGAGACGTGAGGAACTCTACCGTGAATGGGAGACTGGATAAGGTAGCAATGACAGCTCGTGTTATGAAGATCAGTAATGGTCTCCATAATAAGCAGTGGTATCATGAATGGAATAAAGAGCAGCGTGAGGCTGCTCAAAGAATTTTAATGAACGTCTTGGAAGTCCTTGACGAATATCATAGTTAGATGAGCGAGATCCCAAGGATACAAGTAGGACATATCTATGAGATAGGTGTACCAAACATCTATAGTTATTACGTACCTCATTACTATGCCCCAACAGTAGTAGCACCAGGTCATCCTAGTGTACTACAATTTATTGGTAGACCTATTGTAGATATACCAGGGTGTGTTAAGGCACACAAGGAAGAGAATAGAAAGACAAAACTTCTACCTGAGTTGTCTGATGATGATCCCAATGAAATAATGACCTTGTGTCCTGATGGATTCTATCCAACATATGATGCAATGAATTATGAACCAGAGCAATTAATAATACAGAGAGAACAGAAGGCACCTGATGTTGTGCCACCCCCAGACCCACCAGGTTCACCAGAGACACCAGATACAGGTACAGTAGCACCAGAAGATCCTGATTGTCCTGGTCCTACGTCACTACGTGTTGGTGCTGTTGGTCCTAGTGAGAAAGAGAAAGTAGTAGGTCATGAACTACAAAAGAATCCACAAGGTAAACTAATCTGTGTAGAATTGTATGAGAATATTGGACCAGTAGAACAGTACCTACCCTCTGCTCAAGTTGCTGCCACTACTGCGACGATTGCTACTGTTGCGGGGGCCAGTGCCCTACTTGCAAAACCCCTAGCTGATCTGCTGCTGAGGGTGTTTCGTCCTGCGATAAAGACGGGCTTGACCAAGGCCAACGCCATCCTTGGAAGAACCCCTTACCGTCCGACACGTTCTGAGATTCAGACGAATGAGTATCGGAAGAAGAAAGGTCAGGCTCCGATGAAGTTTGGACCTCAGAAGAAGAAACCCCTAAAGAAGGCGAAGGAGTAACCTCTTGCCTTGGTAGAGTATGTGTGTGTTGTGCTACCACTCCAGGTGGGTTAACTAATACAACGTCAGCACATACCTTAGCGTATGGTGACTTGGGATGGAACATGATACCAGCCTTCATCAATTCACCACAATTTTTTAGACGAGCTATCTCAAAGTCTAATCGTTTGTTAGCAGTTGCCTGTGCCATTGCTTCTATGTTTGTTTGAGCAGCTGCCTTACATAATGCTTGTAGTTTTTTATCTAATGGACGTGACCATGTAGCAGACACACCTAGAGATACATTGTAGTTCTCTGTCTGATTGGTACGAGTAGGCATATAATATAAAACATTTCCTGGGTTATCGATCTGTCCATCGTCGTCAGCATCATGCACGTCATAGACAGGATCATCATAGTATCTTTCAAAGGGACGCTTGAAAGCACCTGCTCCAGTAACATATGGAGTGACGTTCATGGTAGCACCTTGGCACTGGATTCCACCACCATAGGTGTTAGTTATATACGGTCCTTGTAATACTTGTATAGCTTGATTGGTTACTGAGCCTGAAGAGTTGGCTATTGGATTGGCAGTTGCTGATACACCACCTACGTCAGCTGCATAGGTAGGTGAGCATGTTAGTAATGCTACTGCTATTGTTGGAATATACTTGTCGTATCTGTGACGCTTGTTACGGTGGTGTTTCTTTGAATCACGGTGTGCGTCTGAAGCCCTGGTCCAGAATAATGTTCTGTGAATTGAAAGGCTGCTCCTGGAACTGACTGTACGAAGTTCGGTTTGTTTGCTGACGATAGATCTAATCCAGTCCATGTTGAAGTCACACCATTAGTGGTTACATTTTGATTTGTTGTCGCATCAGGTGCGATGTTAGTGGATCCTGCTTCTACTTCAACCCCTGTCCCAGAGACAGAATAAGTCCAGCCTGTAGCATAATCCATGCTATTTATTGTCTCCGTTACGGTAGACGTTGTTTCCGTATGACTCGTCATCGAGCCCTGGGTGAAGTTAGGGACCACTGGCACTGCATGTGCGGCTGAACCGCACATAAACAGTGTCGTTATAGCTAACTTCCTAAACACCTTACCTAATTTGTAGTTCAGTTACAAATTGTCCTGTAGTATTAGTACCTGCACCACCACCAACTGCTGTTAGTGTATGTGCTGAGGTTACAGTACCTGTACCTGTACCAGTACCAACTGCTGTTGCTGACTGGTTGGAGTAGTCACTAAGAGCACCTACTGCTGGAGCAGTAGTTTCAATAACATCTCCTTGGATGAATGATTGGCTAAAGCTGAACGCACCGCCAGCAGTTGTCTGTACTCCTACACCAATAGAGCCTTGTCCAACTCCTGATGTGAGTGTGCCTAGTCCACCGACTTTATTGTCAGCAGAGTTACCACCAGCAACGTCCATTGTGACACCAGATCCAGAAACGGTATAGGTTGAACCGATTCTTTCAGCTGTATTATATGCAGCTCCCGTATGTAAGTTCACACTTGATGTCATACGGTGTGTGATATCTGCAAATGCGGGACTCGAAAATCCCATTAACATAATAATAGGAATAATTCTTTTCATTAGGATCCTACTTATCTTAATATATGTATGCAACTTTTCATCTGTAACAATGAGTACTAATACATGGGTACTAAATGTAGTAGTGTGTCATGAAATAGGTATAAATACTTGACAGGAGTTTAATCTTTTATATATAATTACGTTACGTTACTTAACATAAGCAACAGATGACAGTCACTACAGAAGACGGCGGCAGACAGAACATGTATGCCAAAGAGCCACAGATGGAAATTATTGACCAAGAGTATCCAAAAGCTGCTGAACTTGCTAATGCACGTTGGGCAATGATAGGCTGGGTAGCAATGCTTGGTTCATATATCACAACAGGTCAAATCATTCCAGGTATCCTCTAATGTTTAACGAAAAAGCAGAACTTCTCAACGGTAGACTTGCCATGATAGGTGTAGTCTCAGGTATCCTTTCATATGCACTTACAGGCCAAGTCCTACCAGGTGTACTCTAAACATGTCCGAATTCCAAATGGCTATATTATTTCCATTTGTACCCGTCGTTGCATTCCTCATCATCGAACTCCTTCTCGACATAGGTAACGGTGATGATGATGACGATGGTGGCAAAGGAATGATGCAGCCAATCTATGCTCCAGCTAACAACCCTGCCTAAAATGTATCAAGTATTATTTCTATCAACCCTAGCAGTATATCTTTTCACAGATGTCGGTCAATACGCTTTTCAATAGTGCCTGGTATCCTTTAATGGAATTTGGTTTCTTTGTAGGAGTAGGTGTCACTGCTTCAACACTCGGCTTATTGTAGCTGAAAATCATTCTCAATAAGACTTGACTTTTTCTCAAGAGTGTGCTAAATATAATATCATTGCATGATTTTCAATGGCTGAATATCAAGTCACTCTCATCAACGATGGAGAAGAGACTACAATAACCGTCGCGGAAGACGAATATATACTAGACAAGGCAGAGGAAGAGGGTATTGATGCTCCTTACTCATGTCGTGCTGGTGCATGTAGTACATGTGCTGGTAAAGTATTGTCTGGTACAGTGAATCAAGAAGACCAATCTTTCCTGGATGAAGAACAGTTGGAAGCAGGTTTCGTTTTAACATGCGTAGCTTACCCCAGATCAGATCTTAAAATTCAGTTAGGGGAGGAGGAAAACCTGTATTAATGAGAAATATGAGACCACAATTAATAAAAGCACTGTTAGCACATGCTAATGGTGAGATAGCAAAGCATAGGGCTAACGTTGAGATTTATTTTGAGAACCCAGTAGGCATTGGTGAACATTCAGACATCACTGGTGCTATAGGTGAAGAACTTGATAAGATCGCACGTTATCATGATCAAATTGAAGTGATTAATAAGTATTTTAAAGATGGATCTAGCCAAACAACTTAAAGTAGGTACGAAGAAGTCTCACTCTGCTGCAGAGAATACTTCTTTCGTAGCTTCATTCCTTCGTGGAGTTGTAGACGAGGAGAGTTACAGGACTTTAGTGTCTGACCTCTACTTCGTCTATCGTGCTATGGAGGAGGAAGTAAGACGACTAAAGGATAATGAATTCGTTAAGGCAGTATACTTCCCAGAGTTAGAGCGAGAGTTAGCACTGGAGAGAGACGTTAGATATTATTGGGGTCCGAACTGGAGGGCAATCATTACACCATCAGATTCTGCTCAACTATATGCTAATCGCATACGTGAGATTGGGATAAAGGATCCTTTGCTGTTAGTAGCACACCATTACACACGATACTTAGGTGACCTGTCTGGTGGACAGATACTTAAGGGCATCGCAGAGAAGGCACTGAACCTAAGAGAGGGTGAAGGTCTCCACTTCTATGAATTTGAACAGGTAGAAGACACAAAAGAATTTAAAGTTAAGTACAGAGCAGCACTAGACACACTAGAGCTTGACCAATCACAGATAGATGCTATAATAGCTGAAGCAAACTATGCATTTAAATTAAACATGTATGTGTTTGACGAATTAGCAGGAGGTACTGGTGACAGCTGGAAATCATTCTTCAAAGTCCTACTCGGTTTCATCAAGAGGAAGTGACATGAGAACGGTCTCCTTTCACATCTATAAAGGAGAGGAAGTCGTTTCGCATAATTTATCTGTCGATCAGCTAGAGAAGTTTCTGGTTGATCATCATGGTAACATCTCTTTGTATGATATAATTGCTTTGGAAGATCCAGAGTATGATGAAGCAAGTTTTTAAGTATGGGACAGTTTGGCATTCAACCGTTGTATCCAACACCAGTTTACACTGAGCTGTTTGATCCAACAAGTAACCTAGATCTTATGCAAGATGAGATTGATCTAGGGATAACTACAACAAAATTTAATCTACCAGGTGAGCACAAGTTCTCTGACCAACTGGGTCATGGTATTTGTACAGGAGAATTTGATGGTGACTGGTTGCAAGAGAAGGCATGTGTATCCTTCATCACATCATTGAATGGTGCAATAGAAAGGTACTGTGAGTACATTGGGTTCCCTTCTAGTGCATCTTACTTTAAGGATAAGGATAATTTAAACTACGATAGAACTTCTTGGATCAATAAGTTTCAGAAGGGTAGTTACGCTCACATTCACAGTCATTCAACTACAGATATATCTGGAGTATATTATTACAAGGCAGAGCCAGACAGTGGTTCTCTCTTCTTTGAATCACCAGTCAGTCAAGCGAGTTGCACTGATGCATGGGTTCAGTTGACTAATCGATTTGCTGTACCACCAAAACCAGGACTGCTAGTATTGTTTCCTGGATGGTTGTGGCATGGTGTAGGCACCAATTTCACAGACCATGAGAGGATTAGTATCTCTTGGAACATCAAGTTCAAGAGATGATATGCTATAATAAATAACGACGGGTGGCTCTGCGTGCTGGTAAGTCCACCTCTTACATACCCCCTAACCAAGACCATGGGGTCATAATGTCTTATCATACAAGTAAAATCGCACTCTTTTTTAATGACTACTCTGTCAAGACCACAGAGCAGCCCGCTTCAAAATTGGGACGAGTTTTGTCGGTGGGTAACATCCACTAACAATCGCTTATATGTTGGTTGGTTCGGTGTCCTTATGGTACCTTGTCTTCTAGCTGCTGCTACTTGTTTCATCATCGCGTTCATCGCTGCTCCTCCCGTAGATATCGACGGGATCAGAGAACCAGTTGCTGGCTCTCTACTCTATGGTAACAACATCATCTCTGGTGCTGTAGTTCCATCATCTAATGCTATTGGAATGCACTTCTATCCTATATGGGAAGCTGCCACTCTCGATGAGTGGTTGTACAACGGAGGTCCATACCAGTTAGTAGTAATGCATTTCCTTATTGGAATCTCAGCATACATGGGAAGACAATGGGAATTATCATACCGTTTAGGTATGCGTCCATGGATTTGTGTAGCATATAGTGCACCAGTTTCTGCTGCGTTCGCTATCTTCCTCATCTATCCTTTCGGACAAGGATCATTCTCAGATGGTATGCCTCTAGGTATATCGGGAACGTTCAACTTCATGTTCGTGTTCCAAGCAGAACATAACATACTCATGCACCCCTTCCACATGGCAGGAGTTATAGGTATGTTTGGAGGATCTTTATTCTCTGCTATGCATGGCTCACTTGTTACCTCGTCACTGATACGAGAGACAACTGATAATGAGTCACAGAACTACGGATACAAGTTCGGACAAGAAAGTGAGACATACAACATCGTCGCCGCCCACGGGTACTTTGGACGACTAATATTCCAGTATGCTTCTTTCAATAACTCACGATCACTACACTTCTTCTTAGCGGTGTTCCCTGTGGTCTGTGTCTGGTTGACCTCAATGGGTATATCAACCATGGCATTCAACCTCAATGGATTTAACTTCAACCAGTCTATCTTAGATAGTTCGGGTCGAGTTGTTCCTACTTGGGCAGACGTTCTTAACAGAGCGAACTTAGGTATGGAAGTTATGCACGAGCGTAATGCTCACAACTTCCCACTTGA